TACATCATACAGAAGATTTTTATAAGCGATATGATATTTGATGACTCTGTTAACAATATCGCAAAAATATGATTCAAACTCATTTGTTTTGTAATTGCGCCTTTTAACAACAGGGTCTCCATTCCCAATGGATCTAAAATAATTTTGAATTATTCTGTTAAGATTTAACGTAATTACATTACACGACCCAGTGGCCACACCAGAGAGTCCGTTGGTAAAACTAAATTCTTTGGCGTCCGGTGACAGGGAATTGCGAAGCCTGCAACAGCTGGCCAGTGAGTCAGGACTATCAGAGAGATATAAGAAAAACGAATGCCCTTCTGACCACATTTCAGCGGTGAAGTTTTTGTATTCTTTATCAATAACATCTTGGCCATCTGTGAGAAGAGCCATAGTTTCAACAGGGAATGTGAGAAGCGTCTTGCTTCTTTCATTATTAAACCACTTCATAAAATCTTTTTGTAACCAACTTACTCTTTCCCAAGATGGTTGTGTTCCGTCAGGAAAATAAAAGTTATCAAAAAGAGAATGCCAATAACCAGAATCATAATAAGAAATATTGGTGAATGGACTTTGGCTAGATCTGTTTCCGCTTGGTTGATTCCAGCAATAAATCACTTGTTGGAATGCCTGATGAATTTTTCCGTGTATGGTTTTTCTATTTTTTACAAACTCGGTATCCGCCCAATCATCAAGATGATTTATGTAATCATCCCCAAATTCTTTTGTGCAGAAATAATCAAAGAAATTAAAAAACTCACCAAAAGCAACAGCACCTTTACATTGACTCGCTAAGAGAAATGTTAAATTAACCAATTGACCACAAAATGAATTGAGATTTTTTGGAGCAACAATATTCAAACCATCCATATTTTTGGTTCCATCAATCAACAATGGATACAGAGTAACTGCTTCACAATAATTCTTTACTGAAGGAGAAGACGCCTCATCATGGATATAAATAATGTGATTGTTTATATCCTTCTCATATTGATCTGCAACCTCTGGTGATGTTTTCTTTAATTCGCGACGCATTCTGTATCTATGACTTGCTCTGTTTGTGGTTTTATATACCTCACCATCGAGATTTGATACATTTTTGTTTGTAACGTTTGCATTTGGATCTGTTTCTGAAGAGGATGCGGCATTATCAGACGAATCCATATATTCATCCATATATTTGATTCTGTTTTTTATAAAAGACAGATCTTCTCCATGTTTTATATATGAACGCGCTACTTTTTTATTGATAGACATCAGCTGATCCTCAACCATTTCACGAATGTCTGCTGTGGATATTCCATCGAATATATCCAAGTTATTGACGATATCGTTAGCCAATCCTTCATCATATTTTTGTTTAGAATGTTTATAGGCAGCATATATGCCACTTTTTACTTTACTGGGCTCGTAAAGTTCATACGAACCGTCACTCTTTCTAACATTAATCATATTGTAAAATATTTAATTTTCTGAGAAAAAATAGAGGCACCTGTAAAAACAACTGCCTCTGGTAAGGTATTTATTATGAATTATTTACGTACAAATTTAAGATTTAAGTTTTGACAGGGGAAGATTTGTATTTCATCAAAGTCCCCATCTAACATATTTTGTTCCTGCCCAACCACATACCGGCCGTTCTTATAAATCTGAACAGAAACATGTTTATACTTCTCTGATAGGCTCGCTTGATAATATGGATGTAATATCAAATTAAGATAATCCTTAAAGAGGTCTGTGGTCTCAGTATCCGGAGTAAATTTAATCTCATTAATTATTTTTAATAGCCCTCTGTATATTGTTTCATTCTCCGTATCACATTTAATTTTAGATTCTTTTCTAATTCTAACGGCACTCATATATTTTGAAAAGAATATCGTGTTGTGATCACTAAAATATGTATTTAATATTGGAGATTCAACCAACTTAAATACGTCACCAAAGGTTAGATCTTTAGTGATATTCTTTTCTGTGTCAAATAGGCTTTCTACTAAACTCTTCATGACTTTACTTTGTCCTTTTGGTATAGACGTTCCTTATACCAACCAGGGAGTTTTTTAAGGGAATCACAATCATCAAACATACCATATATGTATTTTAGTTTACGGGGATTCCATTTCTCCAGATTTTGATTGAAACGTTCACATCCCTCAAACATGGATTCTGCATCTTTAAGATTACTTACATCCCACCCAGATATATCACAGTTAAAATACTTACAATTACAGAACATTTCATACATGCATGTTACTTTCTTTGTATTCCACTTTGAGACATCATAGTTGTACAAATAATACGGTATATCACTTTCGGGATCATAGAATATATGTCCCATATCATCAACATCTTTGGTGTTTATCCAATTGAGATCAACAGTTTCTCCTTCTTTGGGGTTAACTGTTTTTAAGTATTCGTATACAGTCTGGTGTAACTCCTCCCAAGACTTTGGGTGAGCATTAAATGTGTCTTTAGAAATCAAATCCTTATCAAACAAACTCTCTGCTAAACTCTTCATACTAAACAATAAATTATTTAGATCTTTGATAATCAATTCATTATCTTACTGCATAACCATGTCCATCGAGGATTGGACGAGCCAAGTCATTGATGACACATTGTTCGTGATTAGTTGTATACTTTATAGTTTCCTTCAATATGTCTTCGTCAGACATCCAGCCACGATAGTATTTAATATTAGTCATAGCCACAGGCCACCCATGGATCTGACATTGTCCTTCAGAAATGAAATTACCCACAGTTTCGTTAGTGACATTATTGGCGGAGTTCTTCTTTAAAACGTATGAAAGATTAAATGCTTTATTAAAGTCTCCTGTTTGATTAAATATGGGATTCTCAAAGTCCCACCAATACATTTCTGGTTTTAAAAGATAAGGAGGCATGTCACTACGATGAACATAAAGATATACATTCATATCAATAGTTAGGTTACGGGCATTCCATTTGAGAATAACCATATACGTACTAAACGGCTCAAGTTCTGCAGTAAAATCACTCCAAGATAAATAGAATTTTTCTCCATCCGAATTAACTGTAACGCTTATATCACCAAACCGCAATATTTCTTTTTCTGACAATACGGAAGGGTCACCGGGTGTCTCTATTATAAATGACAACCACCCAGCCTCTCCACATATAGGTTCTTGATAAATAACACAACCGTTTTCGTTTTTGAATCTATATATATTTCTTGCAGTTATATTATTGTGGTGACAATACAATTTATCTTGTACTGTTATATAATCTATTTGATTGTATTCGTTTGCCGATATTTGTTTTCTTACAGCATCCTCCATAAATATATCATATAAGTTTGTTGCCGAGAATCGTGGTGAACTCAACTGTGGGCTACCACTCTCTCTTTCTTGCTCAATAGTTTCTTTCTCACCAAATGTATCTTCATACTTATTCACAAGCCATCCATCAATTAAGTCGCTAAAGTCTCCCTTATCCACATTAGTCTTTTCATTATATTTGACTAAAGCTAATTTCCATGTAGTAGGTCTCCATAAGAGTCCTTCATTCTTTTCATCGTATGCGCTGTTAACTTCCCATAACCTCTTCATGAGTGGAACATAGACAAGGTCTCGTTGTTTTGGAAATGCTGTATCACCAAATGCTCTCGCAAACTGACTCTTACTTAACTCAGTCTCCCAGTCAATTTCCCAATCAAAATCAAAATCTGTGAGTTTTGGATTACTGGAAGGCATAGTACCATCAGGAATCATGAGTTTCATTTGTTTGATATCAACAACATTATGTAACGTCCACTCCTTGAAAGTATAGTCAACAGATTCTGGATTTGGAGTCACTCGTAAGTAGTAAATGGGAATACCCAACATACATATAATTGAATCAGCCATTTGTTGTTGCAACTCTAATGCACAATCAAGCCCCGTATATGGTTGGAAGAGATTACTTCCTTCACAAAAATCCTTTAAGAATGCATTACTCTGATCAAAGCAGATACTATAACAATTAGTAAGCATACCATTATAGTACACTTTACTCAATCCACCAAAGATTAAGATTCTCAAAAAGTAATCACTTTCGAGATTCTTTGCAAGTGTATTATACTGCATCCAACTAACCCAACTTGTCCAACAAGCCCCGTCAGTACTCCAACTGAACTGACACTCGGCTGTGACATCAACATCAAGATTATCTACGATCTTTACAGGACCATAAACTACTGCTTCATTAAAGGTTATTATGCGTTTTATAGGACATCCAGTCATGTATAAATAATAAAGGAGACCCTTGTGGATCTCCCGTATCTTTTTTATACAACCTCACTTGCTAGCTTTTGAGGATCACTTATCTTGAAGACATATTCCGATGGTCTACTTATTCTTTCAATTGA